CGGTAAGAAATCAGGTTTACTTTCATCAACTTCAAATGACGCTGTGCCGTACACTGAGCCTGTGTAAGTGCCATCTGTAGCGCTGAGAGTCCAATGTGCTGTAACGACATAATCAAGCATGCCATTTACATCAGGTTTGCAGTTTAGTGCTGCTATGTTCCAAGTGTTTGTAATCATTTTATAATCCTGCTTTAGTTAGTCTTGCGTTAAGTTCTTGAATAGTTTTAATCAATCTTGGTACAGCTTTTGACCAATCCACACCCATCATTTCTTCAGGGTTTTCTGGAACGCTCACCATTTCGGGAATAACCTTTAAAATCTTTTGCGCTATACCTCCAAAGTCTTGATGCGAACCGTCTGAAAGCCAATCAAATTGGTCAACAGGGAAATCAAGAATAGATTGTATTGCTGAACCAGCAGGTTGAATATTAGTTTTTAGACGTTGATCTGATGAAACATTATACAAAACACCTGTTGTAAGATTTTGAGTAATCGATCCGATAACAGCTCCAGCATAAGCAAAAGAGGCAAAATAATTGCCCGTAGCTATACCAGAAGCGTGTCCAACCGATAATGCTCCTATAGAGCCACCAATTAATTGCGCTCCGTTATTAGGCGCAGCCGTAGCACTCGTAGTCCCCACAAGCAAATTGCCTGAGGAGTCGATGCGCATGCGTTCTACAGCACCAGTACAAAAATATTGAGAGCCTGACACCATTCCTATTTCAGTAGAATTTGCAACATTGTCAGAAAATTGCATATAGACATCTCTACCTGTGCCTATTGTTTGAAATCTAGCAACAGAATTAGACCTGACAGTGGTGCCTGTTTGTCCTGAACTTATTAATAATGGGTTACTACTTGTTGTAGTGTTACTCGTAGATAAAGAAACACTTGAATTTACTGCCCCCACAACATCCAATTTAACAATAGGACTACTCGTCCCAATCCCCACGTTGCCGCTGGAGTCTATCCTGACTCTCTCACTGTTTCCTGTGTAGAAGGTCATTGGTGAGTATGTGCCAGTACCTCTAATGCCTGAATAAAACCCAGTAGTTCCGCTTCCAGCAATACTAGAAGATGCCTGTAGATATATATCATTAGTAAGTAATGGGTCAGACTCTAGTGATATTGATGCAGTAGCACTTGTGCCATTTGGGATAATAGTTACTATAGTGGAAGCATTAGCAACAGTTGTTTGAAATGCTAATCTGTTTGCAAATGTTGCATTGCTAAAATCTCCAGTAATACGTTGAGCAGTACCGCTGAAGTTTAAATTTCCAGTTCCTACATCTAACTTACCAGCAGGACTACTCGTCCCAATCCCCACGTTGCCTGAGGAGTCGATGCGCATACGTTCTGTGTTGTTGGTAAAGAATACTTGCGGTGAATTGGAAGTTGTTCTAAGTTCAGTGGATGAGCCATTAGTACTTAAACTAATAGAACTTGTACCGTTCCCGTTTGTAATGGCTTGGTATCCTCCAGCCGTACTGGTAAAATTAGCTGCTATGCCAGCAGCAGCAGTTACTAATAAATTACCTCTAATAGTTGTTCCACCAAATACATCTAATTTGTCATAAGCTATAGGACTTCCTATCGCCACGTTGCCTGAAGCATCTTTATAGACTTGACCTGAGCCAATGTTCAGTATGCCTGTAGAGCCTGTGAGTGTGCCTGTGTAGGTTGGGTTACTTAATGTGGGCGATTCACTTAAGACTGTGCTTCCAGTTCCTGTGCTGGTAGTAACACCTGTACCACCATTTGCTACTGGGAGTGTGCCTGTTACGCCTGTAGTTAAAGGTAATCCAGTTACATTAGTAGCAACAAAAGCAGAGGGTGTTCCTAATCCAATAGCATTACCTGATGCGTCTTTCCATATGCCTTTTTCAGCGGGGTATGTGACAAACACATCTTTTGTTCCAGCAGTGAAGTTAACTAATGCACCAGTATTAGAAGAAGCCAATACAGTTGTCCTTGACAGCGTGCTACCAACAGCAGTATATGTTCCTAAGCCAACTTCCCAGTTAGCCCCGCCTTGGTCTGCGATACAATAATAAGTTGTGTTACTGTCGCCTACACCAGCAGAAAAAGACTGAAAGCCTGTAGATGCCCCCAAAAGGGAAGCCTTGCCTGTGCCAGTAATAGTAGTTGTTTCTTTAACTCGATCTGCTAGTATTAATGCCATAGTAATCTCTTGTTAAGCGGCTGTTGCGGTGTATGTTACAGAAATGGAATCGCCATTAGTTACTGTTTTAGACCCCGCGGTAAAGTCACCAGCACTAAACAATGTGCCTGTAGTGTTATCAATAGTTGGTGACCCGCCTACGTTTACAAAACAACCAGCAACAGTACCTGAACCTGTCATTGCAAACACCTGAGCAGATGTTGGGGAAATAGCGCCTGATGCGGCTGTACCCCATGTGGGTGTTTTACGAGGGCCAGTATACGTTGGCGCATTGGCAAGACCTACTTCTAGCCAAGCCCCATGAGACGCCTGTGTGTCACCAACAACGGCCGTGCCTGTGCCTTTAAGACCCATGTATGAAATACCTTGAGCAGCGTTAGTTAATGCGCCAGTAATGGTTAGGTTTTTACCAACAGTAGTTACAAGATTTTCTATCTCATCTTCCCATTTAAGATTGCCATCTTTATCATGGCACACCACATGATAGTGACCGTGCATCTCCATTCCTTCTGTATGACCTGCCCCGCGAGTAACTGTTGCCGAACAAACGTCACCTGATTTTATGTGTTCAATTTGCATTTTTACATTCCTAAGAAATTCGTATAAGAGCTGTTGTAGCTGTGTCTGGTGGAAAAGTTATTGTAAACGGTGTTCCTAACTTTGCTGTTTTATCCGCACCAAAATCAAGAACTGCAATAGCGGCTTTTGTGGTGTAATTATATATCAAAGCGCCTCTAGCTACAAAAGAAGCGGAAAACCATACCACATCTGAAAAAGAAGCATACGCTGTTGCCCCTGACGATAACGCAGGTGTTGGCAAAATAGGTGCGCCACCAGCAGAATAACCCGTGCCTGATACTTCACCAACAGGTGTATACGCTAATGTTGAACTATCTAAAGAGGCATTAGAAGTATATAAAGCGATCTGATAAAAATAGGGAGATAGGGCGGAAAAATTTTCTAAGCCATTCAACAAGTTTTGTTTGAAAATGGTACATTGGCCTTGTGCTATCATAATGTATTATACGGTATCTTGATTTGATTATTTCTATACGCGTCTCCGCGTTCCAACCCATTCACTAGTCTGGTTAATTGACCAATAGCTTCTTGGTATTTTTGCTCGTAATATGTAACCATATCTTGTTCTTGTTTCATAAAGATCATGGCCTCACGCATAGCGCCATAAAATAATGCCGGATCGTAGTTATCACTTAGCCAGGTAACGCCCGCTGGATTATTGACAGTGTCAGTGATAGATACAGGATAATAAAAATAATGCAATTCCACATTATAATTTGAATCAGGTGTCGGTGCGGTTAATAAGGAGATGTCCAACATATTAGAAAATTGTGGGCCAAACATCGCATAATATTTTGGTAGCCCTTGATTAGTAGGGTTAGAATACGCTTCTCTAATGAAACTTACATCTTTGTCTATCAGATAGGAGTAATTACCTGACCCATCAATAACTGCTAATGAATATACGGATAAGAAGTCATTAGGGCAAGATAGATAAGGGTTAGCAGCTGTTAAATTACCTGTTACATTTTTTCTAAGTACAGGGATATGCACCGTATTATATATACGATCTTCTGCTTGTCGCAGGAATAAACCAATATTAGATACAAACAAAGACTCTGTATTTTCAGCATAGTCTTGGATTGCTTGGGTAATTTGTTGGAGATTCATAATAACCCTATATAGGAAAAATATTAACCCATTGGGCCGCGTGAAGTATAGCCTTTAGTTGCAGCGCCTTTTCCTCTAGCTTTAATACCTTGAGTTTTGACACTAGTATCTGGATAGCCATTATTACCTGTTGGCGCATTGTTTGGTTGGGGTTGCTTATATTTATTTTCATCAGACTTAGCCATTATTTACCACCTTGATTTTTAGCACGCGCTAAATTGCGGCCAAACTTTTTCATTGCTTCTGAAGATACTGTTTTAGCTTTACCTTTGGATAACATGATTCCATCTTGACCAACTTTAGAACCATCGATACCCAATTGTTTACCTTTAGTTTTACCCTTGCTCTCTATACCATCGCCTTTAGCCATTTCGTACTCCTAAGAAATTGTTACTGAACCGACATACGTTGTCGCTACTAAATCATTTTGTATTAATAATGCATCATTTGCACGAGAGCCGCCAACTGGCGCCCATCCCCATTGAAATACTCTTGACCCTTCGCCTTGATACCCATTCGTATCTAAACCTGATGTTTGATAACTATTATCTGGTCTAGGTTCTAAAACAGCTTGAGGATCAAAAACGGGGTACATGCCAAGTTTAAGCTGGGGATGATCTTCATTCCAACATTCAGGGCAGGCTTTGATCGCTACTGTTTTAGTTTTAATAACAAGCTTTTTTAGTTGGTGCAACTTATAGCGTTGTCCACAAATATCACATTCAGCAATGGAATATTTGCCAGCAGCGTATTTAGTAGCCATTATCTACCATAACCAATTCTAGGTACATATCTATCCGCAGCTTTATCTCGATCTTCTTCTGTCGCTAATTGCAACTGCCTATCATATTCAGCTTTAAGACCCATAGAGCGGTTCATATCTGCATTGGGGAGCTTCATAGAAAGATAATAAGCTAGACCCGCCACCATTGCATTTAAAAATCTAAAAGGTATATCTTGGGTATTGTCCCCATTACCTGAATCTTGAATACGGCGTAGTCGCCAATAGACAAAATAATAATAAGGACTACTTAGACTTCCTTGGTCTGGTGTGGGCCATATATTTATCTGAGGATTAGAAACACCCGTAACAGGATACGTAGCACCAGATTGTCTATTGATCCAAACTTGTATCGGCCTGCCTGTTGCATTCTTATTAGGGATAGTCGAATAAGTAGACGATGAAATTCTGTTAATATTAATATCAGTTTGTTGTTGGCCTGATCCTGTGCGAACAACTTGATCTAATAAATCTATTGTATCGTTTGGTAAGTCATAATTAATTTGGCCAGGGATTAAAGGGATAGTTCCCTCTTCAATAGTCCATAAATTAATCCCAATGTTAGCCCATTCTACGGTCAATAAGTTAAGACTTCTTCGAGCAGTTCGTAAATCATACCCGTTACGTAGTTCAGCCCCACATCTTTCAAAGGCTTCCTCAACAAGATCTGTAACGGATAAATTAAAACTACTTGTGCCTGAAGTTGTCATTTCTTAGCCCGTCTGCTTTTGGGTTTAGTGTTAGGAGGAAATGATTTAGCCACTCCTCCTTTTTTATACATATCTACATCATTGGGATCATCCTTACGAATAATCTTTTTCTTGTTCGGCATTTTAGATGGGTTTATATCCCCCATACCTCGACTAGCCATCATTAGATGTAACGACCCTTTGTTTTGCCTTTTTGAGCAATACCATCGGCTCTAGTGCAACCGCCAGCAGCGAATTTCTTAGGCTTAGAACCTTCGATGCCTTCAATTTTTCCTGAATCACCTAGGTTACCGCCTTTGGTT